GAACGAAGACACGAAAGTTTGTTAAAAGAAATAAATGATTTAACTGATGATGTAAACTATATTAAAGGTACAATATCAAGAATGAATGGAAAACATTAATGACTTGTATAATTGTTAAAAAAGTTGTAAATTATAAATGGCTAAGTACGCCTAAAGTAAAATTTGTTTATAAGGAGAATAAGTAATGGAATGGATAGTAAGTAATTGGGAATTAGTTCTTATTGGCATATTGGTTATAGATAAAGCAGTTGCGTTATCACCAACACCATATGATGATATGTTATGGAGTAGTATTAAAAGTATGATTAGTAAAGCAACGGGGAAAAAAATATGAGTATACTTTCAAGCATTGTTAAAAGACAAGTAAAAAAAAACGGAGGTTTAATCGGACTTCTTTTATTAGTAGGAGATTTAGCAGTAAAATCTACTCGCAGTTCCGTAGATGACGAGGTATGGGCAAAGGTCAAAAAAATTTTACTTAAGGAACAAAAAAAATAATGCCTTTTTACAAAGAAATAAAAAAAGTAGTTTTAAGAGAGGGTGGATATGTAAATGACCCGAAAGACCCAGGTGGTGAAACCAAGTATGGTGTTTCTAAAAAAGCATATCCCAATCTTGACATAGCTAGGTTAACTGTTGATGAAGCTATAGAAATATATAAAAATGATTATTGGATACCTGCAAGAGTAGATTCGTTATCTGATGAACTACAAGGTATGTATTTTGATATGGTTGTTAATCACGGTAAATCAAAAGCTGTAAAAATTTTACAACAAGCTTGTAATAATAAAAATAAAAAAGATATACAAGTTGATGGTAAGATTGGCCCTAATACAATTAAAGCTTCTTTACATTTAGAGTTAGACAGATTAAGAGCATACAGATTATATGAATATGCTAGATTGGTTATGAAGAAACCAAGTTTAGAAAAATTTTATTATGGTTGGGTTAGGAGAACATTGGAGATATAATGCCAAGAAGTTTTTTTACAATAAATGATTTTTCTGGTGGTTTAGTTACAGCTAATGAAGCAAGAGATATAGCTGATAATGAATACTCTGATTTAGATAATGTAGTATTTGACAAAAGAAAAAGCGTTAATACTATGGGTGGAGATACTGCTCATAATGATGTTGCTCAATCTACTGCAGGTTCTATTGCTCCAGGTTATGGTGCGTTTATATTTGAATCAGACCACGAAGAAGGTTCAAGTGCATTAGATACTGGAGAAAATTGGTTATGCATAGCAGATGCTAAAAATGTTCAAGTAGACCTTTATAATTTAAAAGATGATACAGTAAATGCTAATCAAATAGACTTAGGAACTGTAGAAAGTCACGGTTTTGGTGCAGGTAATCTTGATATTGTTTCAAACTCTAGTGGTAATGATACAATAACAGATGATACAAATACTGTAATGATTAGTCAAAATTTTAGAAAAGGTGATTTAATAGCACTTACAGGAGCGGCTAATACTCAAAACAATGTAAATGCAGGAAGTATTAAAAATTTAACTACAAGTGTTATGACATTAGACCAAGGTGGTTTGTTAACAACTCAAGCTGATGATGGCAATGATGTAACTATAACTAAATTATTTACAGCAGTTTATTATTTTGCAGATGAATCTTTAAGAGTTGCTGATGCATCTATGGGTGCTAACATTCAACCATATTGGTATGGTTACATAAACAGAAAACATTTTGAAGATGCAAGTAGAGTTGTAGATACTTATGATAATTGGTTTAGCAAAACAAATGGTTTATCTGCACCTACAGAATTAACTAAACATTCAACAAATTATCCTTCTGCAGGTACAGGTTTTATTATAAACTTTACAGATGGTAATGAAGGCACAGGCTTGTGGGAAAATATTGAATATCAATTTGGAACATCTTTTATTTATGATGGCAATCAAGAGTCTTTAATATATGAGTCTGGTACAACACATACACCAACTAATAATGACTCAAGTCTTACTATGGAGTTAAGGGCAGTTTCAGCTTTTGAACCAAGAATATCTGGTGCTAGAATTTATGTTAAAGCAAATGCAGATGATGCTTGGACATTGTTTACAGATATTAGTATGCAACACGGAGCAAGAATGTCTTTAGGTAACACATATACAGCTTGGGCTAACAAAGATGGTAGTACAACTACAGAAGCAAAAGTTACATCTCTAGTAAGCACACATCCAAATTTAGAGACATATGATATTTTAAATGGTTTTGGTAATGATGAACAAAAAATTACTATTAGTGGCAATGGTGAGGGTTATAAAGCATCGGTAATAGCAAACAGAAGGTGTTTTATAGCGAATGTAAAAACAACTAATGATGATGGTATTCTTACTCAAATGAGAGATAGAATTATGTACACACCTGTTGGTAAGTTTGATACATTTCCTCGTAGTTTTTTTATAGATGTGGTTAAAGGTGATGCAGAAGAATATATAAGTTTACAAGAATTTTCTGATAGATTATTAGCTTTTAAAAGTAGAAAGCTTTTTATAATTAATATAGCTCAATCTAATCCATCTGGTTGGTTTTTAGAAGATATAAAAGATTTTTCTGGTTGTGAACATTTAAATGCAACTTGCAAAACAGAGTTTGGTATAGCTTGGGTAAATCAATATGGTGTATATATATATAATGGTCAAGCTGTTACTAATTTATTATTAAATAAAATTGATGAAACAACTTGGCGTACATTTTTTACTACAAATTCTATTATAGGTTATAATGCTAAAAAATATTATTTACTTGTAATGAAAGATGCTTTTGCTAGTGATGGCGATGTTTACATTTATGATTTTAGAACACAATCTTGGACTAAAGGTAGTGGTGCTGTAGGTTCTCAATTAAATAGAACTAATATGGTTTCAGATTGGAATGGTGCTTTAACTACAGTAGTTACTGATAAGCAAAGTGGTGATTTGGTTTGGAATTTAGCTGGTGGTTGGGACGATTATCCCAATACTGATACTGGAAATCGTTGGAATGCAAACTCAGATAACTATTCAGTAAAAGAATGGTCTGATTCTCCAAGAAATGTAGGTGCAGGTAGATTTGTTGTAACTACAAAAGATATAGACTTTAACTCTCCTGGAACAACTAAAAAAATATATGCAGTAACTATTACATATAAAAGTGATAATGACCAAACAACTCCAATATCATTTGCAACAGATGGTGGAACATCGTTTACTAATTTTACTGGAGACTTTACAGGAACAGGAACAGGATTTAAAAAGTTAAGAGCAAAGGCAAGTAGTCCAATATCTTGTCAAAGCATAAAATTTAAAATAACAAACTCTGCTAATACAGGAACATCAGAGGGTATACAAATAAACGATATTAGCGTTGAGTATAGACCTATATTTAAAAGGGTGTCGTAATGGAACAAATTGAAAGAAGATTAAGAAACATAACACAACCTAAGATATTATTTTCTAGAGGTGTGCCAAATATTTCTGATATGGCTGATGGTGAAACTAGGTTTGCTTTAGTAACAGCACAAAAATTAAGAATGTATGTTAGAAATGGAAACAAATTATATTTTACACAGTTTAATTCTGTAGAAGAATCTGGGCAAAATTGGGAGGAATTAGTATAATGAACCCACGTTCAATGTTAAAAAGAATACAATCTAAACAAAGATTAGGAGAGTATAGAGGTAAGGTTGAGTTTAGACAAAAATTAAAGACAGAAGCTAAAAGCCTTGATAATGCTCAACAAAGATTAAATGAAATTATTGCTGAGTCTGATGAGCAATTACTTAAAAAGAAAAAAAGAATGAATTTGCTTGGAAATGTTGGTAGAGCAATAGGTGCTGGAGTAGCCGCCGTTACAGGTGCTGGACTTCTTGCAGGAGCCGCATATTATGCTATAGGTGGTAAGTTAGGTTCTGAGGTTGGTCAAAATATAGCTTCTAAAAAATCTAGAAGATTAGAAGAAGAAGAGCAAGAAGAAATACTAGCAAATACTCCATTAATTTACAATAAAAGTAAAAAAGCAGTATTGTCAAGTGCAATGAATGAAATTAATAATAATTTTATAAGAAAAGATAATCAACTAGATGCTATGCAATGGAGTCAATCTTTTGAAGACTTTTTAACTTATGTTAAAGCTGGTGCAATAGCTAATAGCGGAGTAAGAGAGTCTTTTCTAGAATTTACCAAAGGAACAGGAAGTCTGCCAGAAGTATTTAAAGCAGGTACAACAGAAGGTGGGTATATAGACCCAACAAAACAAGTATTTCAAGGATTTGGTAATCTTATAGATAAATTAGGAAAAAATAAAGCAGTAAGTGCAAATTTAAACGCTCCTCCTGTAAAAAGCAGATTTGAACATATGATGAAAATAAATGCACCACAGGTAGTGACAAAAGGTAGTAGAGCTAAAGGTTTTACTCAATATTCTGTCCCTAAGTCTATTTTTGATGTTTCTAAGCCTGTTGGAAAAGGATATTAATGGCACACGAAGCAGGACATATAGAAGACACTCAATTCTCTGCTTATGAAGATTTACAAGGATTTTTAGGAGAATTGTATCAACAAGGATTTGCAGGGGTAGCAGAAGATACAATTCCAGAAGGCAGTATAATAGGGCAAGGAACAGACAGAACTACTAAATACTCAATAATAGATGACCCTAATACTGAAGGTGATGAAACAGAAAGGGTAATAAAAGCTTTAAGTTCTTTTGCAGAATCTAAAGGCGGAATTTATGATGTAGAACAAGGGATGATTGTATACCCAGATAATCAAATGCAAGAAAATGAATACACAAGCGATGCAACACTTCAAGACTTTTTATCAGATGAGGGAAGTTTAGGGTATTGTAAAGGTGGAGATGGTTCTACTAAAGAAGAATGTACTGGAACTTGGGTTCCTTATTATGATGAAGAATCTGGTATTAATATTTTTGAAAATAAAAATGAATGGTTAGCCGCAACTTACCCAGACTTACCACCAGAACAATACGAAGCTTTTGATACATTACAATTTGACAAACAAAATTTTGAAAAACTTTTAAAATCAATAGAAATACAAGAAGAAAGACAAAAAGTATTTACTAATAGAGCATTTGATATTGCTCAAACACAAAGAGATATTGAAAAAGAAGCTATTAATAAACAATATCAATCTGGTTTAATATCTTTACAAGAAGCAGAAGCGTTAAATGAAGCAGTAGATAAAGCCGCAGATGAGGCTTATCAAAGACAAATTGGTAGTCAAAGCCAATTAGAAGCTATACAAGCCGCAGTTGCTGATGGAGTTTATACCGAAGCAGAGGCTAAACAACTATTTGATTTATATGGAAATGAACAAGGAACTATACTTAGAGATTTACAACAAAGATTTGATAGAGAAAAACAAAGATTTGATGCAAGTGAAGAAGGTGTAGAAAGGTCAACAAGACAAAGATTAGATAAATTAAAATTAGATTACGATATAGATTCTGAAAAAGAAGCTATACAATTAAATCAAGCTTTAACTAATTTACAAATTGAAAAAGAAATGGGTTCTGAAAGAGCAAAAAGAGAGTTTACTTCAGATTTTAGTCAAGCAAGAGATTCTTTAGCAGAAGCTAATTATCTATTACAGAATATGACACAAGGTTTTGTTGGCTCTGGTATGCAACAAGAAAGAAAAAGAGATTTAGAAAAATCTGCTAATGAAAGATTAGGTAGGCTTGTAACAGATAGTTATTTACCTCAAATTAAAAACATTTTAAAAACATATGATATTGGAGAAGACCAATTAAAAGAGACATATGGTTTTAAAGCAAGTGCTTTAGAAAGAACAAAAGATTTAGAAGCAGGTAGATTAACAGAAGATAAAGAAGCCGCATTAAATGCACTAGAAACTGAGTTTGGTATAAGCCTTGAAGATATAGGTATAACCGCAAGTGATGTTATAGATAGTGCTTTAAGAGAGCAACAAGCAGGTGAATTTGATGCTATAGCAAGACAAAATAGGTTAAGAGAAGAAGAAAGAAACTTAGATAATAGAAGGCAACAACAAATTGCAGGATTGTTAAC